TGGCTAGAGGTTACGCCAAACTCCTTCTGGCCCTGTTCAAACTGGTCATCGGCCTGCTGTATCCGCCTCTCGGCCTGGCTAGAGGTCACGCCGAACTGCTCCTGGCTCTGTTCTATCCGCCTCTCGGCCTGGTCGATGCGCGTCTGCGCCATAGCAGCCGCCTTCTCGGCCTCCTCCCGATCTCGCCTAATCTTCGCCCCCTTGGCATATCCCTCCATGCCCGCTGCAAACCCCTGCGCTGCCGCAGCCAGCCCGCTATACCCGCTGCGAATGATGAAGGGCATTATCTAGTCCCCGCCCCCAAACGCGCCGAGCCCAGCGGCCATGCCGAGGCCGCCCATGATGGAAGAGAACGGAGAGGGAGCGATCTGATCGTGCACAGATCCAAGCAGGTCCACCTTCTGGCCGGTAAGGTTAGCCATCGTTGATCCGTACTGACCATAGACCCCCAGGCCCATCTGTGCTCCCTGCATCTCAAGGCCGGCCCTCTGTTGTGCAGCCTGACCATAGAGGCCGCCAAGGCCCCGCGCAGTCTGCCTCCCCCACGCCTGTGCAAACCCCATCGGGTTCACCATGTTTCCACCGGCCAACATTTTGGCAAGCGCCTGCTTTTGCTGGTCACGAAGATCGGCAGCGGCAGCGCTTGTCGCGCCGGCCATCTGCCCCCGGGCCCGACCAAGACCAGACGTCAGATAGCCCTGCTGTTGGCCAAACAGGCCGGTTTGGAACTCGCGCTCGGCTGCAAGCGCTCGCTTGGCTTCGGCCAGCCGCTTCCTCGTCCTACGGTTGGCCGCGTCCACAGCGTCGGTGCCGAATAATGATCCTATAAAACCCATGTTAGTCCATCAGTTCTGCCGAACGGAGGCTGCTCACAATAGTGCGGATCGCCTCGTCCCGGCTGTTATCGTCTAGCGTGTCGGATACATCCACATAAGCGGCCTTCTGTACGGTCAGCCGCGCATTCTTATCAACGCGAATAGCGCCGCCCGTACCGATGTCGGGAGCGCCAAGCGCCTGGTTGTTACGCCTATTCCTGGGGTCTTTGTCGCCAAGGGCGCGGCTTGTCGAGCCACCGCCCGTAAAGGCGATTAGATTTCTGCGGCGGCTCATCGGATGCGCTTCCTTCCAGCAAGGGTAACATCCGTAGACAGCGCCTCTAGCGCCCACCTCTCAGAGGTCCGTGCGTTGCGCAAGCGAATCCACGCATTCGACGCCCGCATCTTATTGTGGATGATCTTGTTTCTCCCGCCGTAAAGCGGAACGGTAAAAACTGGCTCGCCCATTACATCGGCCACCGGAGACCCGAACAACTCCAGATTGGCACCGGACTGATCGGAGCCCAGTTCAGCAGAAATGCCGCCGAGCCTAATCTCTTGGAGCATCTCTTCGTCGCCAATGGGGCCAAACAATACATGGCTGTCGATTGTCGAGCCGTCGTCACTAGGCTTATTGCGAGAATGCACCCGAAGATACCCGTCATGGCAGCCAAGCAACAACTTGCGATCCTGTGGGGCGTCACCATCTATCACCGTCAGCGCAGACGGTTGGAAAGAGGGCGACGAGAACTCGTCCTCAAACCACGCATCAAGGCGGCGGTCCCAGAAGTACGACTTCTTGGAGAGCCCGCCGTAAGCGTGCGGGACCTGGAACATATAGACGCCCTGCTCCTCATCGCTCCAGGCCAACTCAACCCTGTATCTCGATAGGTCAATCTCATCAATCCGACGAGAGACCTTCAACTGCGACAGATTCCGCAGCTGCCCGTTAGGCGACATCGCATACACAGCGCCCTCGCTGCTAAAGAAGTAAATCACCCCATCCCTGTCCTTGCACCAAGATCGCCCAAAGGCCATGCCCACCGAATCGCTAATCAGGTCAAACTGGCCGCCGGCCATCGGATCGCCGGTTAGCCGCCAAACAGACTTGTCGCCGCCAAACAACAACAGGTCATCCGAATATGGAATCACCGTGTTGACAATATCTGGCATTCTACCGGCACGACTGTTCTTGCCAGAGATGGCCTGCGTAGCAATAAACACAGGCGGATACTGGTCCCAGTCTTCCGGGTCATTTATGGCACTCATATGCCACTCGTCTGGCTCGTCTGCTGTCCTGGCTACAATCATCCGGCCACGCCAAGAAGAAAGAAGCCTCCCCCTCTTGGGGATCTCGCCAGCAGATTTGGCCGTCCAGTCCGTGACCTCTCCCGCCGCAGGGTCGTACACCTTGTACGATAAGCCGTCAGCAAAATAGACCTTCTTGCGCGTCGAGGCCAGGGAGATAAAGCCGCCTGCGTCGAGAAAGGCTGAGTCCCCGCCAGGCGGAACGGTGGCCACGGCGCCCCTGTCAACAACAGAGATGTTGCCACCGGCCACAGCAACCGTCTCAGACGCCCTCGTAGACAGGCCATCAAGGATGTCGTGGTCCGCATCAACCATCCTAACCTTGTGTATTTGAGGAAGGGCCGGGTCTACCTCGCCGCTCCCCGAAGATACATTATCAGATGTAATATACACAAACTCAGGCCCAGACACATCCTGGTCCCCATATATGGGGGTTAGGCGGGGAACAACAACCGAGTAAACTTTCTGGTTGGTTCCAAGCGAATACTCGGAAAGCTGGGTGCCGTCTAGACCACTGATCTTTCGCATGTGGTTGGACTTGAGTTCGGAGGCAATCGGCCAATAAAAATCACCAGCGCCGTCAGCCTCTAAGCGGGCGTGCTCGTATGATGGGCTGTCAAGAGGGCTGGCCCGCCTTATCGACCATGCTCCATCAGTATCCAGTGTTGAGTAGCCCTCTCCATGATCGACGATCTTACGCGCAATAACGTCCGCCTCGGAGGAGGCGTCCATGGGGTTGGTCGCAGAGCCTAGCGCCGGCCCCGTCGTAAAGATGTTGCCGTCATCGTCTGTGACCACGCCATACCCAATGCCGCCGCCAGCAACGGCATACACCACATCGCCCGTTGGGCGCAGCTTGGTCATCAGGCCCTGCACTGTCTGTATCGCAGAGCTATACTCGGAGTCTTCCCACCCAGAGGAGGTGTCCTGACCATCCACCGAGGGGATGCCGCCGAACATCGGGGAAAACGGGTGGTTGTAGTATAGCCCGTCATGGTATTGGGGGGGGGCTGATGTTGGCCCTACCCCGGGCAAGACATCCTGAATCCCCCACTTGTAGGCCAAATACCCCTCAATCCTCTCTACGTCGGTAGCGTTATCCGGGTCATCGGGGTCAGAGTTACCATAACCCCAAGAATCATCCCACCTGGCACCCGGGCGGCCACCGTAAGCGACGTTATCAGCCCTGGGCAGGAAGCCAAGGATGTCATTGTTTGGTCTATCGTCCTGTAGCGTGTCGGGGAGGACCGTAAGCATCTCGCACAGCAGACCGCTAAACGCCTGGTAAGACTTGTCTGAGCCTGTCTCATTCTTTGGGCCGATCCACATAGGTTCAGAATCAGTTCGAGTCCCATTGATGTAGTTGCCGCTGCCCCAAGTGTCGCCAAGGATAACGCCAGACTTCGTTCCGAGTGGCCCACCAAAAATAAACCGCCCGCAGTGTTCTCGGAGGTTATAGGCAGCATGGTGTCCATCGCAAACGATGCCTCTGCCCGAGGGCGCCCCAGAGGTGTTGGGCCAGAAGTCGAGACGCCCCATCGGTCGCCCGTTTAGGCGAACGGCACCGCACTGATTCGGGTAAGCGTTGACCGTATTGGTGATTACCCCATCCTGCTCAAGGCCAGGGTGGATAAAGCTGAACACGCAGAACCCGTTTTCACGGACAGTCGCCACCGAAATATCGCTGTCATCTGCTCTCAGTATCTCAAACGCAGTGGGACGGGGCTGGCCGACATCATACCCGTTGTTAGATATACAGACCGGACTCACCACAAAATAAAGTGTAGCAACCTCCCCTTCCGGGCCAGCGGCAAACGCTGTCCCATCGGTTATGGGCGCGGCCACATCGTTTTTACACGCCATAAGGGTGTAAGACGCAAAGTAGTCGGAGGCATAGCTAGTCCGATGCGGCTCCATTGTCCATATCACCGTGGGCTTATCATCGAGCAGCACCCCGGGATCCAACTTGAAAACGACGAAGAAGCCAAACCGCGTCCCATACGGATCAGAGGCGCCATGGTTGAACCTAGTGGGTATAACCCCTGGGGTGTTCGAGAGTGCGTCGGTTCGTGATGTTTTTTGCTCGGTTCTATATTCATCTGAGTTAGTGGAGCTCTCAAGCGCCTCGCCATCACAAACAGACGTGAACGACCCAGTATGGTTGCCCAGGTTGTCTAGGTTTAGTATCTCTGGCGTTTGGCTGCCGTTGAACCTTAGCGCCGGCATCGAGCCTACAGCGTTAGTTTCATATTTTGGGCCATATCGTTTCCAATGCGGGTTAGCATCGCCACCATCGGCGTTCGATATGTCGTACCTAGTCTCGGCGGGAGCATATAGCCGCCTAACTGTGGTGTCGTGTACGTCTAAAGAATCAAGGTAGTCGGTCCTGTTGCGCTGTTGGCTGAGATATGTCGTTATGCGGTCGCCGTCCTCATGCCCCCTGGGGTAACTCGCGTCATACCAGAAGTGCAGGCGCTCGGCTGCGTTATCAAGATGCGCGGGAGTCCAGTTGACCGTTGATATCTTGACACCCGTGGCCTCGTCGGCAACAGGAACGCGGGCCTCGTTCGGAGGCGAGACCGCAACGATGTCTCCAGATGGCATCACACTGAGGGAGTTACACGGATACGCCGTCAAGCGTGACCATATCTCTAGCGGGGCGGCATCAAGCGACGCGCCAGAATATGCAACAACGTGGGCCGTCTCGGCCCCCTCATCACTATGAAGGCTCCTATTCAGCGCGAAATACAGCATGTCGTTGGCCACGATGAGGTCTCTAGCCGCCCCCTCAATAGATAGCGTCCACCTTTTAGTGTATGTGCCGCCCTCACTCTCTCCGAAGCGCCAGACCACGGTCTCATCATATCCGTCATGGGTTGCGGCAACATACACATTGTCAAACTCGTCAATGGCGATGCGGTGGACGATTGTGTAGCGATTTCCGAGAGGGAGAGAGATGGTGGCCAGCAGCTCCCCGTCCGAGTTGTACTTGAGCAAGAACGACTTACTATCAAACACAAAGATGCTGCCAGACGAGTCTACTGTTCCTGCATAAGCAGCCCCGTGGGCAGGAAGAACCTTGGCCCACTCCTCCTCTGGCTCGGCCCGCTGCGTATATTTTATGCGGTTCTTGTCATATGATACCGTGGCTAGGGCCTGGATCTTGTTGGCCCCGCTAACCTGCGTGGCCGTGTACTTTGCAAGCCCGGGCCTCTGCCCGCCACGCAACCTTCCCGTCTTTGGGTCGAACCCACGCATGTTGAGCATCTCTGTCGTCGTATCTTCCGGCTGGTCATTCGCGGAGCGCGAATCAACCAGGCCCTTGAACGGAAACTTTAGCTCTTTGCGTGTCATCAGACCGGGCCAGTTATGCCGGTAAAGTTGTGGAACCCAGTGGCCGCACGATAACTCGCCTCTTGCGCCCCGCCGTTTCTCAGCGACCCGTAGATCGGCTGCTCCCACCCGTCGCGGTCAACCGCCGAGATAAACAGCGGGCCGGCGGCGACCCTCATTAGATCCTCGTTCAGCGTTCCCGCGCCAGCGGCGACATGGTTGGCAGCAAACGCACGGAGAATCTGGATGTAAAGCGACCCCAGCCACTTAGGTATCTGGAGCGTATCTAGCTCGGTGTGAACGCGCTCCCAATCACCACGGTAATACACCGTCAGTCCACCCAGGTCATTGGTTGTTGGCGTGGGATACAACTCCAGAGCAGGCCCCGGCTCGGTGCGTTGCGAATACTGTGTACCTGTAGCAAACGTGGGGTGATACCGCGTTGGCAGAGTGCCCTCATTCAGCAGCAGGCCAGCGAAGTCCGTAGACTTTAGCACGGCGATATCTGTGATATCATGAGGGATTCCAGAGTTAGGCCAAATGGCGACCTGTAATCCCTCATCTGCGCCAGCCAACTCT